ACTCGGTCTCTTTGGGTTGGTTTGTCGTTTCGTTCATGCCTCATAATACCACAAAAGGGGTATCTACGTTGGGAGCAACTAATTTAGGGGCGCTAAATCCAAATAACCCCCTAAAACCAGCGCAGACCACGATATAATCGTGGGGGGGGTGCCCCCGACCCTGTGTGGTACCCTCTCCCAGATTTTCTACACCCCCAAAAACCTTTACCTGCGGGGTATTTGCACACCGTTATATATTTTACTATAATCTGGCATCAGTATAATCTAAACTTCTAGCAGACCTAGCAGAGGACGCTATGGCATTCGAATTTGATGGTATACCTGGGCCGGAGTTCTCCTTTACTCTTGGAGGATTATGGCTTCATCACCGCTCGGTAAACTTTTGCCTGATCACTATTGAGGATAGATCCTTCATCGGATACGACTATCTGAGTTACGTTGACCACGAGGGCGAGCGCGTGATTCGTCACATGATTGATTTCTTATTCTGCAGGTTCTCATGGGGGACATAGGAGCGGCTGACAAATTGATAGCCTCTAACACCACGTTCAAGTTCGAAGATCGTTTGAGGGCGTGTCTTCTATTCTTGGTCGGACTTTCGTATGATCAGATTGCGCCTGTGATTGGTGCTTCCTCTCGAACCATTGCATCCTGGGCAAAGGACGGAATGGTCACAAATGGGGAACGATGGGTTGTGGTACGTCAATCTGTGCAGCCGATGATAGATGTAGCGAAAGGCACTGTCAAATCTACTGGCGGGAAACGAGCACGCAATCTTGATCGTATGGAAGGTGAGTTGGACAGAGTGTTTGAGGCTGCGGTGAACGCGATTGAGTCGGCGGCTGCTAACGATGAACTGGCGGTCAAGTTGGATCACCTCCCAATGCTTGCGCGTGCACGTATGCAGATCCAAGAGTATCACCAGCGCGAGATTCTTGCAGCACGTAGAGCGCAGGAGCGACTGGCAGATGTATTGTTGGGCTTTAGTAATGAGATCGGTAAAACCGTCATGGAGCGTATTGCCGTGGCACTAGACAGGGTATTTGCAGATGTTGTCACTGAGAACGAAGGTGAACTCGCTCATTACAGCGAAGTCCCAAACAATCGAGCAGTACTTCTGCAACCAGCAGTGGTTCAGGAAACTGGTTAGGGGAACTTGGTACTGCATTAAGCGTAAAAACAACGTACATTATTGGATGCGGGATATTCCTGTATTTAAAGGACTACTTGGCATCACCAAAATAGAAAGATGGTAATGAGAGCAAACACAATAGCATTCATACGAACACTTGACACAAAACTGTCTTCGTTCGACGTGTCGAAGAATATCAATCACTGGCTTGATCTTGCGCTACCAGGCAGGGAGACTCGATACTCTCTACAAGCAGGGTTTGCTATGGGTGCAGAAACGCAGTACATGGTCAAGATCGTGATCGAAATCAAACAGGGTGAAGGCGCTGACGACTTCACTAACATGATTGATATGCTTGTGACCCTCGCAAACGTGGAACCAAGTCCATCATGCAGCATTGCTGACTTCTTGCCGCCAGTTGCAACCCCTGCTCACGGCGATATGGTGACAGAGATTGCTGGTCGGCATCTCTCACCAAGTGGCCAGGAAACGTTCATGGCGTTGACTGGCGAGAAGACGCGCTCATACAACTACTGGTGTGGGGGCATGACTTTTGAGGGTGCTCTTGCGGTACGGGTTTTGCCCAACGGTACACACAAGGTGATCGACGTGGAGTACGCCCTGCATGTCATCAAGCCGTCCGCCTGGGACACCCTGGTAATCAGGATGGAAGAGGATGCTTCCTAGTCTGACACAACTACTTGCACTCGCGGCTATATTCCTCATACTATTTGTATGGGGGATATTGTCGCATAAATACTGGAGTCGAAATGGTTAAGGTCGGTAACGTCGCAGTAGATAGGCGCGGTGCAATGGGTATTGTATCTCGCGTCGATTCGGAGGGAGTGTATCATGGTCAACGCCTTGGCACCAATGCCAGGTGGCAGACCTGTGACCCCCGCATAGTGGACGACCAACAACTTAGGTTGTTGATAGGATGCCACACGGAGCGGGTAGTTGACGGAGAGTAGAGTATGGGCAGTATTATAGGCGACAAGATCCGCCAGCGACTATCCCCTGAACTCAAGGATCCGTGGGATCCTAAATACTTTGGATTGAAGCCGGATGGAACGGGCGCGACAGTTACCCAGAATAAGATTAGAGACATTTATCGGTCTGGACCTAGGATGCGGGTTGCGGCTATTGGCGCAAAGGGTAGCGCAAAGTCTATGGCCCTTAGTGGATTTCACTTGGTCGATGTATGTCAAAGGTTCCCAGGCAGCAAGTGGGGGATTGTGGGAAACTCGTATGCTCAAGCCTATGGGTCGGGTGCTCAGAAGTTCGTGGATGTATGCAATGGTCTTGATATACCGTTCACTTTTCGCTCTGAATCAACGATTGATGGCGTTCGACATTACAATGTCTACTACCTACCAGAATACGGATCCACTGTCTGTGTGCTATCATTCGACAATATGACATTGATTGAGGGAACCGAGTGGGACGGGTTCTCTTTTGAGGAGATACAAGACTGTGAAAAACTACCAGTACAAACCGCTATATCTCGAATTCGTCGTGGCGTGGGAGACCACTCTGTCGCAGCATCCGGTATGCCTGATGACGAAGGACACTGGATGTACGAATGGCTCCCTAAGTGGGGATTTGCCCCTCCAACTGGAAACTTCTTTGAGCCAGCGGTGTCAGAGAACGAGGCAAATCTACCCTCTGACTACATACCCAACCTCAAGTCTCTCTACACGGGTAAGGATGCCGAGCGTTACATAGATGGTCACAGGGTTGCCCTGTTCAAGAACAGACTGTTCTATAACTTCAAGTATTCGTTGCATGTCGGGCATGAGAACTACTCGCGCCTGACTGAATACGACGCGGCACTTCCTATAACCGTTGTCTTCGACTTTAACGTCGCTCCTGTATCAGTTGCGGCGTTCCAGAAGAAGAAGGTACCGGCGGAATGGTCGGTGACAAAGGAACCCTACCAAATATGGGCACAGATAGGCGAGTGGGAGATTTGGGGGCAAGGTACCGGGGCGGCTTGCGTAGCGATCAAGGAGAAGTGGCCAGACCATATTATGGGAGGCACTATTCTTGGTGACTCGTCAGGTAACGCGCGTGACACAAGAACACCTGGGCGAACTGACTGGTCGATCATTGCGAGCCACTTTGTCAGGTGGGGGAACGGTTTTCGTATCGTTCGAGGCTTGCGTGTCAATCAGAGCACAAGGGTGTCTGGCAAGAGGACCACTTCTGCACCCAAATACTCAAACCCGCCAATCAGGGAGACCTTGGCTGCTGCCAACAAACTATTGGTGCGACCTGACGGGAACCCCGGTGTCGTCTTTCTCCCCTACTCCAAGTTCGAGAGCGGAGGGGTTGCTCGATCTGTCGGGAACGCGGTTGCGACTCCAGAAGGAACTGTAGACAAGAAGAATGACAGGCGCGAGGGACGGCACATTACGCGGTCTCACTTTGGCGACGACTTCCGGTACTTTGCATACTTTACCGTTGGCACACATGCAAACACAGATGCTTTGAGGGGTGGGGGCATAGTAGCCCCTGGACGCACGATTGGCAAGAAGAGGATGAGATTCAACACCCGCTAAATTTGATATATCACGTTGCCGCGTCTGGTACGAACGCCAGCAAATCTGCCGTTATTCATACCTGTGACTCCTGCCTTCTGCGCTCTGCCGAGCCAGTTGCGAACGTACTTGCGAAGCCACTCGTTATCCTCTGGTCCTAGTTCGACGAATCTTCGGATCTTTCTGTTCCCCATACCACGCTGGTGCCATTCCGCTATGTTAGCGGATTCCTGCGTAGAGAAGCCCACCTTGAACTGTAGAGGCGACGAACTTGTCTCAGTAGCATGGCGAAACATTTTCGGTTGATCACGAGAGGCAAGAGTGCTGCCAGTAGTAAATCCAAATTCGTAAGTGCCATTGTCTTGCTTTTTGCCCATGACTGGCTTGACCCAGAAGTCGTTCATCATCTTGCCAGTGAAGTTCATGTCAACCGCGCCGGTTCCCCTACCAGCCTCTGACCTGAATTGTCGGTATCCGCCCTTGAACCGCATCCATCTGCCTGACGGCTTGAACGCCACGCCAATCTCTGCAGACGATACATCGCGCGACTTACGCCCTGTCTTGCGTGCTTGCGCTGTTTCTCGCTTTGTCACGATCCTGTCCATCACTCCTTCCATGATAGAGGTTCTGTTCTTCCCATACCACGGCCCAGAAACAGAGACACGAAGATTGCGTGTCGAATAAGATCCGGCTCCAGGGTAGATTCCGTTCTCTATATTATTCCGCATACGGAACTCAAGTGCCTCTGCACCCATCTTTCCGACCTTGCGGAGGAGTTGGTATCCGACTACTTGGTCCTTCCTGATCTTAACCTTGATATGTGAGACGCTCGCTACGTAACTCATCTGAACCCATTCGTGATCATTTGGGTCGCAAGTTCGACAGCCCTACGGCCAACCTGATCCGCCCACCTGCTCTCAAGCATTTCATGCGCGGCCCTGCTCCAGTCATTGGTTGCCAGTGCCTTGTGCATCTTCTTGAACCCACGAAGGCGTGACAGGCCCATGTTAAAGTGCATATTGACCAGCACCCCTCTTTTTGTGTCGCTCATTCGGTGCCAAATGAACGGAAACGCCGTCTTTAGGCATAGAATTGACTGATTTGTGGCCATTTCGAGCCAGAATGACGCAGTTTCCTCCGAAACGCCCCCCAAAGCGGTAATTTCGTGTATTTGGAGGCTTTTAATAGGGAATCTACCCTTATGACCCAACATCAGCCAATCAGCGGGTGTAAGGGGGTTGGCTTCTATATTCCGACCATACCCGACAGTCCATTTACCGGCAGAGCATTTGTAGGGGAACCTACGATACCCCTCATGCCTTTTCAGTTGGCTTATTAGCCTTTTTCGGCTCATTTCCTGCATCTTTGGCCTCTTTTCCGTTTTGACGGGGTTCGGTCTTGTCCGGGGGTGAATCAGATGAAGATTCATCCTCTTTTACGCCCATCGGATCGGGAAGTTCCGGCTTTTCGAGCAGTTCTTCACCTTCTCGTGGCTCTGGGATCGAGAGTACGTCCCTTGCGTGAGACATCGGCACTGGCAAATACTTGCGTATAATGTCAAGTGCTTCAGCGGTAACTTTCACGTCGCTTGGGCGATTGGGTACGATCTTCGCTTTCGGGTAAGCGGCTCTTGGTAGGGAGTCGCCCCAGTTAAACATCACGAAGTATCTTGCAATCTGTCGCAGTGCGCTGTTTACGCTTGTGATAATGGATTTGATAACTTCGTATCGAACCCCGGCGTGGATGTTCGCCTTAGCGAAGGACCCACCAGACCCACCATCTACTGCTTGTGTTGAACCAAAGAATGCAACAGCCATCTCCGCATTTGCGAAGGACATCAAGTCTTCATACGTTTTGATCGTGCCGTGTCGAGAAGCCTCAATCAACTCAACGCTGGTGCCAGTAGGGAACATACCATACATAGACTGCCCCAGTTCTTCGAGGAATGCGGCTATTGACCGTTTTGTGGGGTCATCGACCTCATCATAGTAGGCAATCCGCATGGGTTCGCCGTAGACCTCGTTGAATTCTGCCCAGTACTTCTGCGTGTAAACCTTCGCAATGTACCACGACAGGCAACGCCTGGCCGCACCGGACATGTCGTGAAAGCCGTCCTCTGACTCGTGCTGAAACACGATCTTGCCAGCCGCGAATTTGGACAGTGGCGACCCTTGGGTGTCTGTTCTCGAAGTAATTAGGACTTGGCCGTATGTATTCGAGTCCTGCATCGTGTCCATAATGAGACGTGTGCCGGGGATCATGCGAGACTTCGTTACCATAGCGAACGGCCCTTCGTCTGTTTCGACCATCTCCCACAGCAATTCTGTGAGGGACACGCCACGGACGTAGAAATTGACCAGTTGTTTTACCAAGTCTGCCTTCCCCAACTCTTCGAGCATGAAGTCCAGCGCGACAGCCGCCTTTGTAGCCTCTGGTGACGTATCGCCAGCAATTACGCGCAAGGGGTATTCTGCAACGGAAGACTTGGTAGAGTTGATCAATCCAGAGAACCTGGCGTCAGTACCCTCCATCTTCAGGTATATCTCCTGCAGTCGGCCAATACGACCCGCCGCCGCCTCAGTAACCGCACTGGCGATTGTATCTGGCGACACCTCGCTCTGTAGGATGCCAAGACGATCTTCTGTGTTCTTGGAAACTAGCCAGCGCTCGATGACTTTGCGTACATCAAACTTCTCCTTCTGAGTGCTTTCTTTAACAGCCATTTTGGGCGAATTGTTTAATTAAGGAATGCAGGAAATATACGAATAGACCTCTGGCTTTGTATATTCACGACAAACCAATTACGCATGGCTCTCTATTATACCACATCTGCGGACCTGCTTGACCTCCTGACTACGGAGGAACAGGCAGAGATCACTACGGAATCTGGTGCTGTTCCAGATGCCACAATTATCAACAACGCTCTACAGGACGCCGAAGGTATAGTGAATAGTAAGTTGGGCGTGGTATATGCTGTGCCGGCTTTGACATCTGCTGGAGGTGTTCCGGCAGAGATTAGACGTGCGGTACTGATAGTGGCCCGTATGCTCTTGTTTTCTCGCCGTGTCCCTCCAATGCATGTTGAGGCAGAGTATGAGGCTATATTGGTATGGCTCGATGAGGTCTCAGGTGGTCGCGCGGCAATTAACCTGATGGTTGACGGTGTGTCCGAAAACAACGAGGGAACAGCCGCGTCAAACGGTGTCGCTACGCGAAGCGGTCTCACCTTTAGCAAACTTGTACCGTAATGTCTATAGTGAAGGGTTTGGCAACCAATCTTATCTCATGGGCCACTGGAGGCATTTCGTCCCCTGCGGTTGCGGAACGCTATAAGAATCACTTTGGTTCCCCTGACAGTATCCGCACAATGGAGGGGAAGTCGCGCAGAACGCCATATGTATTGGTACAGTATGCGTCCGGCCAGTTCACGCCAGAGGACACTACGTCATTTGTCACGAGGGACAGGGAGTCGTTTACTATTTTGGTATGCGTATCGGACTTTGTTTCGGACGAGAACGAAGAGGACGACGTTCTCACCCTCATAGATCAGGTAAGGGCCGCTATTCAGGGACAGCGCTCTACTGGTACGGGATTTATAGCCGAACCGTGGAATATAGAGTCTGCGGAACTAGAGTTCCAGACCGACATGATGACGGTATATTCAATGACAACCACAGTCGTACTAATAAGAGAGCACAATGAAGCATCCTAATATTGCCGGTCGATTCTTCAATCAACCGCTTATGATTACTGAAGGTGCGGCTGAAGATATTCGCGCAATCCTTCTTCGAAGCGAGAATGGTGTATCTCTATCGAAAGCCGAGTTGACCGAACTTAGGGACTCTGACAGAGTGAACCCTATGGCATTGGATTTTAAGGGGATTGACGCAAACGGACAGGAAACATCTGTGCGCCAGATTGGTCTTCAGGGTCCATTGGTGAACAGGTTATCCCTATTTACGAACATTTCTGGAATGACTTCGTATCAGGCGTTTGCCTCTCAAATGCAAGAAGCGACACATGATGATACTGTAAAGGGCATCATTGTGGACGTTGACTCACCGGGGGGCGAAGTTGGCGGGTCAGACGTTGCTATGCAAGCCGTTCGCAATGCGGCGGCGGTTAAGCCCGTACTCGCTGTCGTGAACTCAACTATGGCGTCTGGGGCGTATCTGGTCGCTTGTGCTGCTACGGAGATCATAGCATCTCCGCTTTCGTCAATCGGATCTATTGGTGTTATCGCCACCGTAACGGATGATTCAAAAGCAGAAGAAGCCGAGGGAATTAAAACCACTTACATTCATGCTGGCAAAGCAAAAACAGATGGAAGGGGTCCTTTGACAACCGAAGCGGAAAAGCGAATTAAAGAGCGAGTTGATGCGACCTATGGTCTATTTGTACAAATAGTTGCGGATAATAGAGGAATCGACATATCTTCGCTTACAGGTAAAGACCAAGACGGTATTGCAGACGGCTCTACGTACCTGGGAAACGAAGCACTCGAATTGGGACTCGTTGACCGCGTTGGAGACACCGTTGAATTCAGCCACCAGTTTATCAAAGACACTATGGCCGACAAAGGAACCAGCACTCTGACTGCCTCTACAACCGCAGACACAGTGATCAAGTCTGACGAAGATTCAGAACTCCTTACCGCACAATCGGAGATCGAGAGATTGCAGGGAGAACTGGACGACCGGAATATCCGCATCCAAGAGTTTGAGGTCCACATGGACAAACTCGAAGACGAGCGTGCTCTCGAAGCCGCAACATCGTTTGTTGTACAGGCTATCTCGAATGGCCAGATTGCCAGCCAACTGAAGGACGAAGCCATTGAGAAGGCACTTGCCAACTTTGACGGCTTTAAGGCAGCAATCGACATGGTTCCCAAGAACGCAATTGCGCCACTTGGCGAAGACCTTGCACTCACTCACGACAGAGACCCTGATAACGGTGAAGTTGTCGAGACCCCGGAACACATTAGAATCCGCAAACAACTCCGAACTGGAGTCGCGTAAACACTGTAATTAGAGGTTTATGATATGGCTGCTACAACCACAGACCGAATCATTCAAGTAAAAGACAACCCTACTCCATTCAGCGAAGAGTATCCGCTGGCTGCTACTGAAGTGCTCTATGCGAGTACTTTGGCTGCCATCGACTCTGACGGTCGCCTTACGGCTGCTACCGGAAGTGGAGAGGTGGCTGCAAAGATCGTGTGGGTGCCGGAACAGGTATCTAACGCCTCCGGGCTGGACGACGCGGTTGACGGAAAGGTTCTGTCGAACATTATCGTCAAACTCGTGATTGCCGGTGCGACTGTTGCTGACGTTGGCAAGTCGTGCTACGCCACGGATAACCAGACTGTGACCCTCACTGCTGACGGATCCGACGGATACGTTGGTACCGTTACCAAGGTAAATAGCGCCACTTCGGTTGATGTGTTTATCCCTGGAAACCTCAGTGCTGGACACCCTGTCCTGACCTCTGCACAGATCGCATTCTTGAGTGGTGTTGGTGCTGGTACACTAACTGCCTCTAAAGCAGTTGTGGTGGACGGATCTGGCACTATCAACGAACTGGACATCGACGCTCTGTCTACCAACGGAGTTTTGATTACGGCAACTTCTGCGGAACTAAACCTCGTAGACGGCCAACTCGCCGGATTTACGATTGTTGTAGGGGCAGATGGTGGTGGAAGCGCACCAGTTACCGTACAATGTGTCGACGCTGCTGGAGCAGACATGGCGGTTCGCTCGTCATTCTTCTGCTACCTGTCAGACGACGCGGCTGGCGACTCTGTTACCGGAACCGCTCCTGACGGTGGAGTTGCTGTGACTGCGGACGGTGTGGCAATCCCAGTGGTTGCTGGAAAAGCATTCCAGTGCATCAGTGAAGCGGACGGCGACTTCGACCTTACAATCACTGAATCTGGGACGGACTCTTGGTACTTGGTCTGCGTCCTTCCAACGGGACTCTTGGTTGTTTCCGACGAAATCGCAATGACAGCGTAAACTAGGAAGTAAAATGGGGGCGCAAGCCCCCATATAACCACAATACAAAGGAACATAGATATGGCTACTATTAGCAGGTCAAAACTGACTGCCGTGCGAGACGAACTTCGCAAACTGGCGATGGACTCGTTCAAGGCGTATGAGCGGTTTGGCGGACTTGAGCCACTGACGATGATGGTTCCGACGAGCGTTGCTACAGTCAACTACAAATGGCTCACCCGTATCGGTGCCGTTCGTGAGTGGATTGGTGAGCGCGAACTTGGAAATTTTGAAGCCCACGACTTCAGCATGACAGCGAGGGATTGGGAAATGTCAATTGGCATTGACCGCTACGAGTTGGCTGATGACAACTTGGGCGTGTATACCCCACAGATCCAGGCGATGTCGCAGGACGGAGCCGAGCACGCAGGGCAGATTCTGGCCGGGTTGCTTAACGATGGATTTGCTGACCTGTGTTACGACGGTCAGTTCTTCTTCGACACGGATCACGCGAGTCGTCTGTCTACCGGACTGACAACGAACTACAGCAACCATGGGACAGGTGCCCTGACGGAAGCGACCTTGCTTGCGGCCTTGCTGGTTCCCCGCTCGTGGAGAACGTCTGTTGGAACAGTGATGAACGTGCGTTACGACACTATCATCGTTCCTCCAGAACTGGAGACTACAGCGTTGAAACTGCGCGACCAGCCTACGTTCCTGCACTCTGGAGACACAGTGCCCGACTACAACGCCGCATACCAGCGCGTTCGCAAGATCGTCGTGAACGAGTATCTCACGAGTGCCACTGCGTGGTTCTTGGCCGACACTCGCCATGCGGGACTCAAGCCCCTTATCTTCCAAGAGCGTCAGCCTTGGTCATTTGACATGGTGACTGATCCGAACGACTCGCATGTCTTCAAGACACGTGAGTTCCTCTTCGGGATGGACGCTAGATACGATGTTGGCTACGGAATGTGGCAAACAATGTTCGGGTCAACCGGAGCAGCGTAAGATCATGGGCTAGGGGGTCTTCGGGTCCCCTACCCACTTATTCCGTCCTCCCGGCGGGTCGTGAGATTCGTCTAACGCCTGTCGGGGGGATTTATTTTGGACCTTGAGGACTACTGAAATGCCGATTAAATACCTCCTAAAGCCACAGCCGATTCGTAAGAAATTCAATGGGATATGGGTGCTATCGCGCTTTATTCCAATGGAAGGAGTCGAGATGGTCCTGAATCAGGAACAACTGGCACTGGCGAAGCAGAAGGAACGAATTGGCCTGACAATCACACGAGTAAACCCGCCCAAGACAGAGGCGAAACAAGATAAGCCAGAGGAATAACAAATGGCACTAACAGATTTCGCAAAGGCAATCGCAGAAGTGCAGGGACGGGCTGGTAACTGCTTTGTGTCTACAGACGCATCAACGTGGTATCATCTGGGGATCATCAAGAACCTCAAGATGACCGCAGAGCCGTTGGTAACTGAAAAGGATACCGCAGGTCGCGTATTCCAGTATGGATATGATATTCAGGTTGAAGGATACCTGATGCAGTCACAATGGGACAGGTTGGCCGACATCTCGTCAGTCATGTCTGTAGCCGCAAATGGTATCTATTGCAAGTTGACTGACAGACCTGCCGCGACTGCGGGTGCCGCTGCAGCAAATGGCATTCGGTTCGACGATGCAATCTTCCAAATGTCACCAGACGTGTCCTTTAGTGACGCCGAAAGTGGTGTTTCGTTCAACTTTGGCGGTCACGCTACCAAAAGCGCATTTGACGCATTCACTACTGCTGGTGGAACAGTCGTATTTGACCTGTAAGAATTATGGCACTAACAGATTTCGCAAAGAGTATTTCTGAAATTGTTGGGCGTGCTGGCAATATGTTCGTGTTGGACACTGTGCAGACGCCAGACTTCTGGAACCATCTTGGCATTATCAGGAATCTCAAGTTCACCGCAGAACCACTCGTAACGGAGAAGGATACGGCTGGACGTGTATTTCAGTATGGCTATGACCTCCAGGTCGAGGCCATGCTGATGCAATCGGATTGGGACATCTTTGGTGATCTCTCGTTTCTGATCGACGATGCGGGAAACGGAATCACTGTCAAGGTTACTGATCGCCCCGCAGAAGAAGGAGACTGGGTTACTTCATGGCCATCTGGTGATAAAGCCAACCTAGCAAGTGGTGTTGTGTTCGAAAACGTTATATTCAATGTAACACCTGAAGTGTCGTTCTCTGACGCAGAGAGCGGAATTTCGCTCAAGTTTGGCGGACACCTCCCCAAAGACGCATTCGACGGTTTCCTTGTTACTGGCGGCACAATCACATTTGATGTGTAATGGCCTGGTATGACTTTGTATCTAAAACAAGTGTCCTGATAGACGCTGTGGAGTACACAATCCCCGCATCGTCTGTCAGGATTTCTGCTTCTCCGTATATGGGTGGTGGGGCCGCTGTATTGACAGACATTTCCGGTGAGCGATTCTCCCGCTTCAGCGAGGTCCTGTATCATTTTGACATCGAACTGTCCAGCCCGAACGTCTCAAAAACGGCATGGCCAGATTTTCGTACATTCCTAAATGCTCTTGCATCGAACGCAACGCAGTCATTTATCCACTTCTGCCCTGTGTCTCCCTATGACGCATCGAAGTCGATTAATGTTGTTCCCGTATTCGACAAGGACATTTGGACGCTCAATTGGAAGAAGAATATCAGGAGTAGACCCCTGAGCCTGAACTTCAGTGGAAGGACTACTGCTACATCAATACCATCGTGGATGGCGGTTTAAGAATGACGGACCAGAAGACGTACAACACTCAAACAAAGCAGTTCAAACTGAAACCCACGACACCACGTGTTCGGAGGGAGGTGCGCGAACTCGAAGTTAGACAACAGGCCGAACTCGACATCCCGCGCGAAGACTATACGTCTGCGAAGGCTTCCGAAATCAAGGACAGGCACATCGTTGAACTCTTTTGCGAGATTACCGAAGGGCCGCACGAAGAATTGGACCTCGACGAGATTGATCTGCATTTTGCAGAGGAGGTAATCAACGATTTTTTGCCAGAACACGAGAGGATACTGAAACGGCTAATGGCCTCCTACGGATAACGGATTCCGGGGATAAAGGGAAATCGAGACCCCCGATATGGGGTCCTATGCTTGAGGGCAAGTTGACGGAGGTTTGGCCAGATGCCGACATTGTCTGGATGGTAAGCCGTTTGACAGGATATAACCCTCACGAAATGCAGATAATTATGGACACATGCACAATCGCAGAGATTGCCGCCGCCGTGTCTATACAGAAATACGACAACTCGTTCGAGCATGGGAAGTAACGCTCAAAATACCGTAGAAGTCGGGTTTACCTTTGACAAGGCAAGCACCGCTGCCCTTGATCAGCAAATTTCCCAGTCACACCAGCGCTCCCTGAAAGGCATTGAGGCCCAAAAGCAGGAGACAGAAGCGCTCAAAAGGGCAAAGTTGCAGATAGAGGCCACAAATGCCAGTATAATCTCGAAGGGGATTGACGGGGCGAAGCGAATTGAGATTAGGCGACAGCAGATTCTCAAGGTTGACAAGGCCATCCTAAAGATTAAGCAGGATGGGGTAAGGGACTCTAAGGAGTATGTGAAAATACAGGGCGCCGCGCTTACCTCCATCACCAAGCAGAAGGTACTTGTAGATAACTCCAAGAAGACAGACAAGGAGAAGAATAAGGCCCTTGACGGACAGATCAAGGCGCTCAAGGTGCTCAACAAGGAGTCTGATAAACTCCGTAAGAGCGGCGAGATTACACAGATCCAATATGACAAACTCGTTATTTCCGCTACCAGACTTGAGGCGACAATCAATAAGGCGAGGCCGAAGGTTGCGACAGGTAAAGACCCGGCGGTAAAGGTCCAAGAGGACCACCTAAAGACTGTAAAGCGGATCAATGCGGCGATCACCGAGACCTCTGCAAAGCACAGTAATATTCTGCGCGTGATGAAAGCGGAGAAGGCAGAGGCAGATGAAATACGCATAGCCTTCCAAGTTGGCGAAGACGCTTTGGAAGAACTAAACGTCGAAGCGACCAAGTTGTACAAGACTGCCGATCTTACCGCAGCCGAGTACGAGCAGATGTCCAATGCCGTCACAAAGGGCACTACAGGGATAGCGAAGGCCGGTGGCGTTCAAAAGGCTAGTGGCGGAGCGTTCCGTAGGGGGAAGAGTGACCAGCGTGCCATGAAGCAGTGGGACGAGGGTACAATAGACGCCTTTGCTGTAAACCTTGAACTATCAAGGGTTCTCGAAGACGTTCAGTTCGGTGTAATGGGAATTGCGAACAACCTTCCGATGCTTACGCAAAGGTTGGGCAATGCTACCGCTGGCATCAAGAACGCGAGAAAGGAGGGCAAGAAGGTTCCTGGCATGTTTAGGCAGATTGGCGCATCCATGCTGACATCTCAAGGTCTAATGCTATGGACTGCTGGTGCTGCTTCTATTGCTATGATGCTTACAACTTCAACTCCACTTACTCGCGGATTGAAGAAAATGATGGCTGCGTTCGAAGGCACTGCGGCTGAAGGCGAAAGATACCTTGACACGCTGAAGGAGATTGTAAAGAAGCAGGAGGAGGTTGCTGCAGGATTTAAGGGGATGTTTAGCCTTAAAGACGTTTCCGCAGTAGCCCTAAAGGCGGGTTTGTTGGAGGCGGCGGACATACAATTGCGTCTAAAGGATGCACTTGAGAGCCAAGAAGCCGCAAGGAAAGGCATTCTTAACACAATAAAGTATACAACGGATCCTGATCCCGGTCTTATTAATAGACTTAAAGAGGAGAATCGCCTCATTGAGGACACCGAAAGGACGTTGAAAAGACACGTCGATCTTGAATTAGAAATTGCCAAGGAGGTGTACAGGCGCGTAGGTATTACCAAGGCTCTTACTCATACATATGACAACATGACCCAGTTGATGAAAGATCAGCAGGGATTGAGAGAGGCGCAGTTTGAATTTGACGAGGCGACCCTTGAGACGTATGACGACGAGTTGATCAGGATGAAACACGCAGAGGTGCTGCGGAAAAAGAGATTTGATCACACACAGGCGATCTTGGTTATCGAGGGTCAGTGGCTTACTGTCGAAAAGAATATCGCAACAGAGGCGATGCGTTCTCTTCATATAGAGATGGAGAGAGATAAACTAATCGCGGCCAGATACGCCGCCGCAAAGCAGCGTGACATAGATCAGGAACGTGCAGAGGCTGAAATAAGAGACCCTCGTAGAAATTACGGCAAGGATAGCAAAGGTAGGATTCAGGCAAAGAGCGGCATTCCTGCTCAAATGCAAGCATTGAAAGATGCCGAAGCAATAGCAAACGCAAACCAAGAAGCACTAAAGGCGGAAAAGCATGAACTTGAAGTGAAACTAATGCTCTTGGAAGTTGCGGGTGACCTGGGAGAGCGGGATGAACTTCGTCACGAGATTCTAACAAATGAACTTGAGATACTAGAGTCACAGAACGACGCTATTGAGGCGCGTCTTTCTCTACAGGCGGCTGTAGCAGATTCGCTAAGGGAAATTGAAGAGGCCCAGAAGGAAGCGTTTGACGCCCTCCGAATCGAAATGGCAAAGGGTGACGTGGTTGATATTACTGGTAGCACATATGATGCTATGACGGGGATCTATACGCGCAACAAGGTGGAGCGCTGGCAGATCCCCGAAGACATGCTGAAGGAAGCGGCCAAGATAGACCGTGACCTTCTGGCTCAATTCGAGAAGGACGAGAACGAGTTTAGACAAAAGCAGGAACAGGCTGCCCAATGGGAACTCAACCTCCGCAAACAAGTGGAGAATAGGGTTGATATTGTTGAGGCAGAGTACGACCAGCGCATGAAGACGGCAGATGCCTTTTACGAGCAGGGGGTAATCTCTGCACAGCGATATGCTGACGACATTGAACTTATCGAAACGCAAAGATCAGACGGGCTTAAAAAAGCAAAGTTGGCCAATGCACAAGACCTGCTACGCATCACGACTAAGGTTTTTGGCGACCTCGCGTCAATGCAAAGGGATTCTTACAAGAAGTGGGAAACCGCACGTCTACGAGACCTTGCTTCGGAGGGCAAAACGAGACAGGAAGCGACCGCTATTATACAGAGGGAGGGTGCCAAGAAGATAGCGGCTCAACAAAACCTTGCTCGTGTTATGGGGACGCTCAACGCGTTCTCAGCCGCCAGTGCTATGTTCTTGAACGTTATTAGGCTAAAGTCCAAGTTCCTTGGTCCCGTAGCCCTACCCATTGCTATTGCCGCTGCCGCTGCAACATTTGCAGCCGGGGTAGCCGCCGCTGGACAAAAGGCTTCTTCTATTGGTCCAAGGCCGACGTTCTCCAGAGGTGGTTCATCTGGCGCATCAAGTGGATACGGGATACAGGGTGCCGCTACAAGTAGCAATACCTCTCCAGCGTATTCATACGAGGGCGCGAGTGCCGCACTGTCACTATCGCCAGCCAATAACACCCCTACCCTAATGGTTGAGGAGGTTCACGTTACCTTCACTGACAAGATGTCGGCACAGGCTGTACAACGCGGAACAGCGTTTATCCAGCGTACCAGTAGATAATTACGTATATTCCGGCTCCTAACCGGGGAACATGAATGCTACTCTATCGTATCTGGCACAGATCCGCCACAGAAGAACTTCACACACGTGGTAGTGGTGCGTACACAGTTGATGACATTACAGAACACTTTTCACAGTTTCAACTTGACAACCTCGACGAGACGGATGACAAAAACGGCCTAACTATACATAAGACGGGGATAGTCAATCGTGTAGCATGGATGGGTGGGGCAGAGTGGGCAAAAGACTTCCCTAACACGACAGGAGATTACCACAGCGAAAACACGGTTGCGAACCTGCCTGATCTTTCTGATTCGTTTTGGGGCAAGGCACACGTGCACATAAACACCCTGAATGAGTATCTTGGCATACGGCTGGAATATTCCGCCAACAGGCTGTTCGACCTATATGTAGGCGCTGATGGGTCCATATCGTCTATAATCAGAGACTCCTCCGGCGTAGAGCGCAACAAATCAATGTCTGACCCCGGTGCAGTTTCTGTTGGGGGGGACTACCTGATCCAGTATTGGTGGGACGCCGAGAACCTGATCGTTGGGTTGCGGATAAAAGACGTAACTGGTTCCACCGGAGTAACGGAAGAAAACGACTGGGCGTATGTCCCGTCAGCCGAACCAAGTGCAAGGATGGTATACGGAAGGTTTACCGATTCTCACATAAGGGACGTGTGGCTTTCGACAGGACACGTTCCTAGTTCTAACGACGTACTCGCTGTGGAGGCTGCTGGTCTTTCGGCGTGGGCTACGTTGAAGGACGTTGAGTTGTCACAGGGCTTTCGTGTCACTTCCATCTCACCCATAACGCAATCTGTCGATATAGCCGCTGGAGAGTTTAAGTATGGCGACATGAGTGTCACATGCTACGGCATCGACGAGACCTATTTTGTAAAAGACCTGTTCACGAACTTCTTTATGTTTGAGGTACAGGACCCCGTTGCTGGTGGATGGGTAACTACCGGAAGCAGTACGCTGTTTTGCGGCATGATAGACGAGGCGTCCGTTTCGTATGACTACAAGACGAAGCAGTGCAACTTTACGGTCTGCTCTATCGACAAGATGCTCGATACGGATGTAGACCCAAGAACAATTGCCACTAGCGAACTGTCAAGCGATTTTACTATCACGAAGACGATCAATCCCAAAGTCAATATTCGCGGATATAACTACGGGTATGTTCAGAACGATATTGCTGTTCTAGACTTCGTTGACTCCGCAGATGTATGGGATGAGGGATCGACTGTTATAATTGAGGGCAAGTCTATCAATGACAAGCCGGTAGAGTGGAGGTTCTTGATCTCTACCCTTCAGGCTACTGGGGACGTGAACGGCCACTCTTCATTGAAGGGCCGCGCAACAACTATTGGCGAGATACCAAATCCAGGGTTTGGCCCATTCACCGATTGGTATGACGAGGATATAAATTGGCCTACAAACGCTCCTTGGAACCCCCCCGCAGCCACCGGAACAGTACAAGGCTTCTTCGTGCCACGGTCGGAGTTTAACGGCGATTACACACAGTTGATTGGATCAACGCTCAGGATCAGGGGTGACGACGGGAAAGATTATTACTTCGCCGTAAGTGACGCAAGAGAGCATCAGTTGTACACCGCGTGGACCGTGGCTGGACAGACCGAACAGAACTGTGTCTATCTAATGTTTGAGGGGAATTATCCACACCAAAATTCACACATCGACAGCAATTACGTAAGTAGGGAGTATGAGTTTTATCTTGACGTGAGTATTCCCGCAGGGTCAAAGGTTACGATCTTGGATGGGGAGGTTCACGGTGCTGGTGATGGAGTGATAACAGACTTCACTGCGGTAGAGTTGGTGACAGGACTACTTGATGTGTCCCCCATATCGTCCCTAATCGCAAGCATAAATGTGCTTGGCACGGATCCACTTGGAATGAGGGTGTCGAAGTCGGCAGACTTCCCATCTAATTTGGCAGATTTGCTTAGTCAGGTGCAGAGACATTGTGTCATGTCCCTCATGTTTCTGCCAGGGACGGACGCGGTTGGGCGCGGGTTTAATGTATATATTGCCAGTGCGGAATATCTACCAGAGGCTGGTCCAATTGCGATTGACGTTCCATTTGAGTATGACACGCAAATGCTCCAGCCTGACCCGATTGTTGTATTTAAGGGACACAAGAACGTAAACGCACTGACGGTAGAGAAGGGGTCTATCGGGTGGTACAGTACGCTTGTTTCCGACTATAAGTTTGACCCAGAGAACCCTGGCGACAGGCGTATCTACGAAATCGACTCACCCCTAACCATTCCTTCTGGAACGGGCATCTACGTCGCACCTACATCTGGCGTATATCTGAACGACAACAAACTCAAGGGGTTTGCGAAGCGCTACTACGACATGTTGTCCCAGTTCAACAGAACCGCAACCGCGCAAATCAGCGGACACATTGCCGCAGCAATACCAGGATACTTGGTGTCTGAGGCGGAAACAGGAACAACTGGTTGGGTCACAGAGGCGTCGTATGACGCAGTGCAGAAGATCACCACGCTGCAAATGCGCGTGTCAGACAACTATGTTCGAGGAGCGGAGGTGGCACCAGTCGCACTACTTGGCGGAAACAGCGAAGTCTACGAAGACTCTCCTGGTGGCGGTGCCTCATATGTCGTATTCAGCGCCGGATCGTCGTATTCCCCAAGCGGCTTTACTCTACAATACGCATGGTATGTGAAGGCATCTGGAGGGGCGTTTGTTCTTCAGGCAGACGAGACTGGCTCAATATTTGAGCACAACTGCACCACTGCGGACACGATAAAGGTAGAGGTAACGGGCCTACTGCTCACGGACGATGCGGAGATTGTGGTAACGGTACTTGCACAGGCCGACTCTGCCGCAGGCGACTGGTCAACGTTTGTAAAGGATTTGTACACAGATGTTGAAATCCTGTCCAGTACAGACACAACCGTGACTGTGGGTGTTATTACACGCCAAAAGAAACGCAACATTCGATTCGACTACAAGGTCATCGAGGATGGGCAAGAGGACGCTCCCGCCGGAGGCTCGTCAGCGACCGTATACGAGTACATAGGGTCAAGCCTGGTGATAGACCGCCCAACTGGCACCTATGGCACCAGGACCCCTCTGAGGCATTTGTGGGTAAGAGGGGTAAACGTTGATGACAATTACGCAACCGGATGGGTGAAGGTAAATATTGAGAGGTGGCAGAAGGCGCAGGTACTAAACGCATCGTTTGCCGTGAACCGTGACGAACTATTTGTGTATGGCATAGAGGTTGATAACGATACGGCAAGTATTATTATAACGCTGTATAGTCTTGATGGCACTATACTTGGTGTATCCGGCTCGATTGTGACGCCATTTCCAGATGAAACATTCGACATAGGGCCATTCACGGACGTGGTAGAGGGATGGAAGATTCTTATCACCCCCTACGACAGTGATGCTGTAGCGGGTGAAGCGTATTGGATTGGGGGGAATGACTTTCCTCCCGTAGTGGTTGGCGTTCCGTCTCTTGGGACAGAGTATCCAACAACTGGCTTTTACCCTATCATATCTGTTGAACTTGGTGCGTTCTGTGAATCATTTGAGATAGCAGTTACGACAGACACGTCTGTTCCTGGCGCATATAATTCGACGGTAAACGTTGCGGCTCCCCTAAAGAACACTGTGTATCAGGGAGCACCTGCGGCATATGGTTCTACTATATACTGGCATCTCAAGGCATGGACGACTGCAGGGGGAACCGGACGAGCCAACACTGACATTTACTACAAGCAGGAGATTCCAAACGGCAAAGGTGACGTTAGTGCACGCGCTGGATCACTAGCACTGGATTATGGGGCATTGACTGTGCTTGCTGGCGTGCACACGCTTGACTGCGGATCGGGCGATGACGTCGGGCTGTTGAAAGAGATAGACACGAATACTCCTGTCGTACTTTATGACAGAGTTACCGGTCTGCGGCTAACTGACGAAACGGAGTTCTTCCGCCCAACAAGATATTATATCAAGGGCGAGACAACCATTGCTCTTAACTCGACAGATAGCGCAGACTACGCGGCTGCGAATGGTGTGTTTATGGACATTGATCCATACGAAACCGCTCGTAGGCAAGCAGAGATGGAGCACGCTGCGATGCTTCGTGAGGCAGAGACGATTCACCCAAGAATAAGAAACCACGCGGCTGTACAGGCCGTATTTCTTGGAAAGCCGAACGGTACCGATCATCAGTGCTCTGCGCATATGCAGCCAAATGGTGACTCAAGGATAATATTTGTTGACGACGGAGCGGCAAACCCATTTGTTGATACGGTGTATTCTGTATACGGAATAAAGCAAGACGATGCTGGACTAGCCGACTGGAGGACCACATGGGACAACTGCCCATTTTATGACGTACTAAACCCGTACGGCGAAGTAACGTATTTCACTGTTATGAGGTGTGATACTGACGCAACGTGGTACTTCAACCCCTACAGTCAAGACGCGAATAGAATTCTTGCTAACGCCCTAAAGGAGTCAACTTGTGAGTTGAAGGTAGAGTTTGGTGATTCGGGAGTGCTGACTCCTACGGATCCCTATTGCGAGACCGGTAATGAGCAGCAATGGGTACTGATCTCCGTGTCAATGAAGCCATCTATTGGACAGGCCGTTTGGAGATGGGTTGGCGAAGATGGGTCCACCGGGGAATACGAAGTGAACTGCACGCCATTTGTGTGGGCCGATAAGTCAGCCGAGCCGGTGTTTTATGGAAAGGCGGAGGCGGCTGCGTGGATGTTTACACTCGACTGGTTGCCTATAGACGACGATCCGTCAGATCAGATATTCAAGGCCCTCGCATATGGTCTAAAGGAGACAGTCAAGAGTAGGGGTATTGAGATTGCCAATCCATTTCTTACGTGGAAGCATGAACATGAACTAGATGAAATTACACAAAGGGGCAAAGACAGCGATCAATCACGCAGGTTGAGGGGCGTTCCTTCTTCTGTTCCTCCTGGCCTTGTATATGCGACGGACTTCAAGAAGAACAAGGTTACTGGAGAAGTAACAAACCTTGCCACAGGAGCCGAACTGGACTACGGTGGCCACAAGATTAGCCAGACATACGGATTGGAGTTGAGTAACTCCGACCCCCTAGACACTCTTGATACAACAATGTTCGATGGGGACTTCTCTATCGGTGGAATGATCAAGGGCGCGTCATCTTTTGCCGCCGAACTTGTCACTGTTAAGTGGAAGTCTCCGGTGTCACGCTTTCTAACTTCGCACCATACTCTGGGCGAAGCAACAGGCGACATGGTAGCCGACATCGGTGAAGACATTACTGAAGTAGGCACGGTGCCACAGAGGGCATGGCCCAGTGGTGGATTCGGAAGGGAATTTACGGGAGGGACGACAAATTACTTCAGAAAGAGCATAACCTCACCAATTACATTTAATGACAAGTTTTGGATAGGCGTGTGGTACAGTCCGGACTATGCCTCAACCGATGGCACCGCAGTGGCATATCTCATAAAGCAGGTTATTGGCAGTCGTTATGTTGGTATTTACACAATTGCGTCAAAAGTTGGAATACTCATAACTACCTCCGCTGGTAACAAGACGAAGAACATAACAACAACGTGGGCCGCTGGAGACGAATTGTGCATACAGGCCGTATTTGATCCTATTGCCGATACGGTTCGGATTAAGGTAAATAACATTACGAGTGCTAGTGTCGCATACGTTGGGACTCCGTGGGATACTGGCACGACGGGAGACCTGAACGTCGGATTCGACGTTGACGTTGACGGTGTTGCGAGAAACTATTTCACCACCGTTGGATACGAACCAACGGAAGACGACATGGATCTGGTGTACAATAGTGGCACACCCCTTACATACTCTGAATTATCAGCCCTTGAGATTGAGGGATTGTCGAAGTTGGAGGCCACTGCCTATTCGGGAGACCTCCCAACTTTGCTGTATACGGATCCCGCCGGAAACTATGCATATTCCGGGGCGCTTGAGAGTGGACCCTCAACGTCTGACGGATCGGTGCCGCAGTTTTGGGGCATTGGGTTCGACCCTTCGCTGCCGGGAGGTGAGATTATATTGGTTAGCCAGGAAGACGAGCAGATACTTGTTACCGGAGGGTGCTATCAAAATACGGGAAGAACCGCGTTTCTTGAGCCTGTCGATGGCCCGTGCTATGCGGTGTCTGTTCCGACCCTTGGTGGCACGGTTACAACAGAAACATATCTGCAGTGGCTATTGGTGCATGATTTCCGATTTCACTGGCAGCATTGGTTCCAGTTGTACCACGCACTGGTACCCTCGCAACAGTATAATGGTTCGCGGCAATTGTCAAACGTTCCGACTCCTGACGAATATGCCCAGAAGCGACCAGAGGGAGGTGGTGCTTTGGGGCTATGGGATTGGTACTATGTTCCACCGGGGTTCTCCCTCCAGGTGGCATATATTGACAGGCCAGAGCAATACGTAGAGACGGGCCAAGAACTGTACATCGTGAATACGGCTGGAGAGATTCAGGCTGTCACGTGTTCAATGACGGCGAAGCCACGGCAACAGGGCGATGAGCACGAATTTGGCGATATATATGTGTATATCGTTAGGAAGTATATTGACATGGAGATTGACGAAGGGTCCATCGTCTTTACCAGCAAGAAGGATGCGGAGTTCTATGCAAAGACGGCGAAAGTAGGCGAGGGATGGGATCCCGCAACTGCACCCATAACAGCCGTTATTCCAGACCCGTCAGACCACGGAGTTGTGGTTGATTCCGAGACTGGGATTGCCAAGAAGACCCCCTATAAATCAATTGGCGTTGGAGGTGTATTTGCCGAAGACGAAGATTCTGCTATGGATACTTTCATGTCATTCAAACTGTCGAAGACGACAGGCAAACTCACCCTTGCGATGGGTGACGGTACGGAAGTCGAGTTCACAGGCTCTGTGACTACCCAGGGAGAAGACCCTGTTGGTATGGGCCGCGCCTTCGACGACCTCGTGGAACACTGGGAGTTGACGGGGCCTGCCGGAGACGAAACCGGCTTGTACAATAAATACGTAATGACCGAAGTTGGCACTGTCGGACTGCGCGATTTTGTCCGTGGGAAGGCTAGGGACTTTAGCACTGGAAACTATTTCTCTTCCGCAGACACTGCAGGGAGATACCCGTCACTTGACGAAGACTTCTGGTTTAGCACATGGATCCATGTTGACACGATTGGCGACATAAACAGGATCGTGTCCAAGGGCGAGACTGCTACTACAGATTCGGAATACTACCTATTTAAAAGTGCGGGTGACGTTGCCAACTTTACCGTGCGCAACACAGCGGCAGGTAGCGCAAATGCAGCCTCTACGGTTGCTCTTGTGGTTGGTGGAGACTACAATGTTCAGTGTTGGTGGGACGCTTCTACTCAAACCCCATACATATCTGTGGACAATGAGGCACCCGTGCCCTCCGCTGCTGCACTTACTGGTACTCCGCAGTCTGGGTCGGACGCATTGTATATCGGCTCACTTGTGGCAACACTTGAGCACGACGGGCTTATCCAGCGGGTTACGTGTTGGAGAAGAATGCCTGACGATGCGACGGAATATACATGGCACTTCGCGGCTGGTGTGCCGCGCGACTTTAGCGAGTATGGCGACTATATCAGCGCTGACCCTTCGGAAGCAACCATAACATCATACCCATCTCAAAGTGCCGACGACGCAGAAGAAGATACAACTGTAATGAACATTGACAGGGGTAGCGCAACTAAGGCCGCTACTGGTATTCGTGTTGGATATTCTTCTCAAGAAGCGGCAATGTTTAGGTTCCCGGAAATAAACATTCCGCAGGGATCTACTATAACATCTGCGTACCTAACACTCTATACGCACAAGGCTACGGCTGGCACACCTGCCACGGCATGGCCAATCTATGGAGAAGACCACGACAACTCTCCGGTTGCCTCGAGTGTGTTGTCAAACATAACAAACAGAACCCGTACTACGGCAACAGTAGCATGGAACGGAGCGAGCGACGGTGCACAGGGCACTGCCCTTGTGTCTCCAGACATGAAGACTATCGCACAGGAGATTGTTGATCGTTCTGGGTGGGAGTCTGGAAATGCAATGACGTTTATATGGTACGAGGTCGCCGGGGGTGCAGCAGGAGAGCGGAATATAATGGGGTGGGATCACTGTGACTACACTGTCCTTCCTCAATACCTCCCCAAACTTGTTGTCGAGTATGAGGCAGGTGGAGGGGGAACACCTCCATCATACGACGACATTGATCAGTCTGTTGCCGCAAGCGGTGACGACGGAATGTGTCATGCGGTTGACATCGGTGCGGGGCTATATTCAGACCTCGACGCAACGTCTATAGTACTTGGCGACATTGATGGTGGGGGTGTTGGATGGTTCCGGTTCCCAACAATTGGCATTCCGCGAACATCGCTTGTGACAAGCGCGATCTTGGAACTCGAAGCCGTTGTCTCTAGAACCGACCACTTCGAGGTGGACATCTTTGGGGTAGAGCAGTCGAATCCCCTAATACCCACTACGGGAGAGAATTTGTGGTATAGGCCGCGATTCAATACCGGCACGAGGTTCGTGTCAGACACAAGCGTTGCTATAGGGGACAAGATTTACATAGACGTTACCAGCGTGGCGCAACAAATGGTGAATCAGACAGGGTTCGACGAGACCTCTGCCATGATGTATCTGGTTGGAGTGTCACAGGCGGGGCGCATTGGACAGAGAACCGTCGCCGCGTTTGACCACGTCACCGCTACCGCTCCTAGACTGCGCATCAACTATACCTACGCCGCAGACATTGAGCCTCCAACTGGTACGTCATTCGTTCCCAAGTGGGACAACGTTGGTGGCAACTTCGTTGATCAGTTCACTGGAGGCCGCCCAACGTATGACCCACGGGACTTGACACGAGACCAATATGTTCTTGTCAGTCACAACGCGCTTGATAGGGATTATGACAACGTGATGGCGGCTGTGACAAACGCAGACAATCCGCCTCCGGGCAAGAGCCTGTCAGAATACCCGCGTAGTCGCACGAGAACTATTGTGGTTGACTATGCGAACGGCGACCCCTATCCAATCCGTCATACAATTAACTGGCTTGATTGGCCAGGTGGCGGTGGTCCGCTGATTCTCGCTGGCAACGTTCCGTCTGTTGGCGTTCAACTGCAGGGTGACGCGCGATACGGATTCGTGAACGACAAGTGGGAGATACGCGATACCAATGTCATGTTCGCCAACTTGAAGTGGAACGACATTCGCGGCTTTCGTGGAGTTGGCGGAGTGCGCTCAATCTTCCTCAACAACCAATTCATGGACACCTACGGTGACATCATTATGATGGCTCGCGGTTCCCTGGTTGCATCAACGGGTGATAACGACGGCTTCCACGCTATCGTAGGCAACACGGTTTGGAGGGGACACAACAGGTATCAATCTGGTGGAGTAAAAAATGTTGGGCAGCATCTGTTCTACTGTGAGGTGGGTGCCGACAGGGACAGTGCGTCTCAAATCATTGTTGCGCACAACGCCTCATTCCAGCAATCCGGGTCACTCTGTCAACTCTTGACATACGGCACACCTTCGACATCGTTCGGTGACACGACGTATGACAACCCGATCATTGACAACAATTTTATGTGGAACACATACAGGTGGCTCAATATCGAGCGTGCCGGTATGGTGGACCCGGAAGTGACAAATAATACATTCCTTTGCGGAACGAACTGGGACCCCGAACTACGAGAACTTGTATATGTCGGAGTGCCTACCGACTTTACGGGTCTTGATCCGTATGAATACCGGATCGCAGAACCGCGTACTGGTACATGGAAACTGGTTGATGGGGGAACGTTTGACGACAACCTAGTCATTCATGCGCATACCTCTGCCGACTGGTTTAACATCACGAGCACAACTGGCGACCAATTTCCAACAGTAAAGAGTGGCAACCAAGTGGCAATGGAGTCGGGGGCAAAGTACTGGTACAACACCGCTACCTATCTGCTCGATGCTACATTCGACACCAGATGGGGAACAACAAGGTTCGCCAGATCAACACTATCTGACCCACTTGGAAACTGGAGCAACAACCCAATCAATGAGATCCAAGCGAAGATCGACGAACTACAGTCCGATCGTGGGAATGTAGGGACTGGACACACAGCCGCGTTCGGCACAGCATGTCACAACTGATCGACATAATGGAACCACCTATTGCCTAAACGCCCATTGAATATGTGACCCTCAAGTACCGCGTTAGGAAGGACGCATTTAAGGAGATCATGGATGCGATATATGAACAAGAAAGGGATGACGGGCAGATTAATTTCACCGTTGCCCAGAAGCACATGTTCGCCAAGCGCTGCTTGAGACAAACGCTGCATCGGTATGTAAAAAGTGCCGTACTGGAATGTCGCTTGCGTGACGCAAGGGACGTGACAGACGTAGACTTGCTGGAAGGATAATATGTGGCTTAAATTGGGACTTTGGCTATTAAAGGCTAGTGCTGGCTTCCGGTCAGCATTCACGTCGCTTAGGGGAAAAAGGGTGTCAGCAATATGGATCCCCGGCGTGTCTATCCCTGCAGTAATTGCAGCGATATTCATAACCATGTCGTTGACATCCCCCCAAGCACCTCAATATACGTTGAACCTGGAACCCACGCATCCACCTGTATCACAGTGGTTGAAGGAGAGACCTATCCCACCGAGAATCATAACGGAATATCTTCCGGGCGAAGTAGAGACACGAGAGTGCACGGTGCCTGTCGGATTTGACGGATACTACACGTCACCGGTGTCTGCCAAGGGCCTAGTCTTGTCACGCCAAACTCGCAACACCCTTACAATTCCTTTCGCTGATATGCAAGGGCGGTTTCGTGAATTTACGTGGGAGTTCGACATCCCCCGACTATCTGGCGTGTACGGTGGATCGTTCATTATCGTACACAACGATCCTTATGACCGCTGGACCGTACACAAAATGTATGGGGTTCAGGTTATGGGCCTGATCAAGTACAAGAAATTGCTTGTTGGAGTGACTGGGCGTTATTTTCTCTCCCCCACCACGAGGATTGGTGCCCCAATTAACAGTGTACCTAACGCGAGAAGAATCAGCATATTGGCTCACGCTAATTACAAGTTCTGGTAATCTTCTTCTGATAGGCGTATCTTCTCAAACCTCATGGATGAGCCTACCACACTTACCAGCCTTTTGTGGATTATACTTACAGTGTTGGCTGGTGTGGTCGCAACTCTGAGCGGAGCGTATAACAAGTTTCTTCTTGACAGAGTGAAGTCCGAAAGGACAGACAAGGAAAAATGGGAACAGAAGTCTAACAACCTTGAAGTTGAAGTTCGGTCAATCCTCCGCGAGAAAGCCGCCGACGACAAGGAACAGGCACTTGCCCTACAGGGGGTTGTAGATATGGTTCGTCGCAACATGGATAATCCTACCAACGCAGACCTCGCAGACACGCTGAAACGTATTGAGGGGAAATGCTAGTGACTACTGAACATACGATCAGTCGAAGACAAGCAGTGACAGACCTGCGTGCGATGGTTGGGCACGACTTCCATAACGGAGAAGCGTGGGAGATGGACCTTGGCTCTATGAGGATGGATGAGTGGGTTGTAAGTAACAAGATTGTGGGTTTGTCCTTCAGGAAAAGGCACGAAGGAACAGACTGGGTGCAGTTGGACTTTAAGTCCACGTGCCCCGGAGAGATACCTGAACACTATCACACTCAATGGACAGAGTTGATGGTGCAGACGGAGGGAGGTTTGACTTGTACGACGGGGGGGAAAGAGTATCCCCAAGAACCGTCTTCTGTATTTGTGGTAAAACCATTCATTCGCCATGCCGTGCGTTGGGAATCCAGTGCCCGTGGCGTACTATTCCTGTTCAGAAACAAGAGACAATGAACCAGACGCTAAGAGACGGTAGCACGACACTTCAATCATTGATTCATATCATTCGTACATGCGCAGACGGGCGTACAGGTACTGTGGTTCTCCATCGGGATGTGACAGAAAGCGTCGTTATTGACGATGCGTTTGTGACACTCGTTCCGTATGACGAGGCGGTCGAGGTTGACGGCACAGTTGAATTGCGCAATGGAGCCGAGATTGCCTTCGACCCTGACGTTGCCTTTGTTGGCCGTGTTAGATGTGCGTAGAGGAAGGAGGAGGACTCGAACCCCAGACACACCGAGTGACCCGCCAGGTTTTCAAGACCTGTCGCGGCTCCAATGCCGCTGCTTCACCTTCCTTGTGTCATGCAGTACGAAGTGAATTGTTTAGTTTTTGTCCTGCAGCGCTGGCCACTTCAAAACGTCGATGGTTTTCCCTTCGTCATTCATGAAGTAAATCTCATTAATAGCCTTGTCAATTCGGATTGACACAGGTGTAATATTCTCAAACTCAAGGTTAAGGAATAGAACCTCCTCCCCCTTATGCTCAACTGTTTGAAGTTGAGTGCGCACGCACTCATGCAATGTTTCAATCTTTCTGTCGGTTCTGGTTACTTTCACAAACATGTCTTTCTACCTTTTATTTTGCCGTGCTGCATGACAACTGTGCGGTAAGAGCGAGATTCGAACTCGCGGAACCTTTTAGGGGTCCACTCCCTTAGCAGGAGAGCGCGATAATCCGCTCTGCCACCCTACCGAAAACTTGCTCCATAGCCCCTCCACGCTATGTGCCTTGACCTACGCTCGTGTGCCGTAGGTCCCCATTCTGGAGGAGCCAGTCGGATTTGAACCGACATAACAGGGGTTGCAACCCTGCGCCTTGCCTGATTCGGCCATGTCTCCTGATTAGGGGCAACACAACCCTCTAAGTTGTACATCCATGCTAGCATTCTCGGTGGACTTAGATAAAGTCATGCATACCCCGTAGTGCGGATACCAGGATTCGAACCCGGACGAGCGACTTGGAAGGCCGCCATGCTGTCCGTTAAACATCACACCCGCATATTCTTATGTAGCGTCCTGTGGCAGTTGGCGCACATCGGAACGCACTTGCGTATCTCAGTTTTAATCTTGCCAATACTAACATAAATGCCATTAGACACACTAAATTCTTTGTTCCCGTTGTGATGAAAATCGCAACATTCTTCTTTCCCCTTGAACGACATGCCACATGTTGCACAGGACAAGAGTGACTTGTATCTCGCAACAAAAGATCGACGCTTCGCCCTAGCAATCTTGCTCCTTAATATTTGTTCCGACTTATTGCGCTCGTACCAACGCCGCTGTGCGACTGATTGTTTAGCCATACATCCAATATACACCGCTGGTTGGACAAGTATAAATAAAGTGCAACAGTTTCCCCACCGAAATCAAGTTGCGTGTTGTCCCAAGCCTGACGGACAACTCCCATCTTACTGTGACGTGTCATGGAATCGAACCACATAGCCATAAGGCATCTGCTTTACAGGCAGCATAGTATCCCAGTATCTTCTTCACACGCCATATATCGTTGCCTCCTTGGGAGTCGAACCCAAATCTCACGGTTCGTAGCCGCGAATACTCTCCAGTTGTACTAAAAGGCAGTGTGTATAATAAACTCAACAGTCTGATTAAAGTCAACAGGACATTACCCGGACATTTATCCGGACATTGTGTCCGGATAGAGCAGTTAGTGCTAGTTTAGCGGACATACCCGGACATTGTGGTATCTGTGGGACTTGAACCCACACCCCCTTGCGGAGACTGGATTTTGAATCCAGCGTGTCTACCAGTTCCGACCACGATAGTATTTGAGAGTTGCCCACCCATAACCGGAGCAACCCGGACAGCGGGGTGGGTCTCTTCAGCGCCGTACTCACCGAGGGAGTCGAACCCTCACACCCTTTCGGATACTAGATCCTAAATCTAGCGCGTCTACCAGTTCCAGCCAGGTGAGCTTTTGTTGTGGAAACGGAAGGATTCGAACCTCCAGCGCGTGGTACTTCACACCACCGTTCTACCATTGGAACTACATTTCCAAAGCGGACAGATTACACGCTGTCGCACCGTGACCCCTAACCACCTTCTTCCCGCTATTAACGGGGGCATGTTCATGTAGGGCTGCATGGTCGTTGTATAAGCGACAGGATTCGAACCTGCGTAATCCTTGGTCCCAAACCAAGTGCTCCTGCCATCTGTGCTACGCCTATATATTATGTATTGTTCTTTTGTGCATTTGTACTATGACGGCGTTTTATTGCGGTGGCGAAGGGACTCGAACCCTCATTCCCCAGACTGACAATCTGGTAACTTATCCAATTAGTCTACATCACCGATTGCAGTGAAGGTAGGATTCGGACCTACATTTCCACGCTTAACAGGCGTGTGTCTTACCGTTAGACGACAACACTATGTACCCCCCGATTATTTATACACGTTGGAGGGATCTACCTCTCCGAAGAAAGGGCACCACGTGTCCGCATTTGGAGTGCGGTACTCTTGGCGAGGTCTTCTAGAGAGTCTTCCTCGTTCGTTGCGGCAGCAGGAGTCGAACCTACAGATACGTGCTTATGAGACACGTGAGTTACCATTACTCAATACCGCATTGTTTGGGGTGAACGTCGGGACTCGAACCCGAACCAACAGAGTCACAGTCTGCCGTGCTACCGATTACACTACACACACCGAGTTTCTTGTGCAAGATATTTGTTGTCACAAAAGGATTCGAACCTTTGTCGTCGGTGTATCAGACCGATGCACTGACCAGTTGTGCTATGTGACAATGGTATGCCGATGCCGGGGGTTGCACCCGGACTTCCCCTGCCGTAACGCAGGAGCGTGCTTGTACTAACACCACATCGGCATGTAAAATGGGAGAGGTCGTCAGGACTCAAACCTGCTATTCAAGACATTCCACCAAATCGTCATCCGGCGTAGAGGTCGAGCGTGATAATCTATTCACTACGCCCCTCATGTTGAAGCCCCCTGTACTCTCCGGTTGTACTAAAGGCCCATTTGTGGGGACGGTGGGGCTTGGACCCACTTGTAACCCGTTACCCTTTCAACCGCTTATAAGACGGAGGGGATACGCCCCGATGTATTGTAGGAATGGTGGGATTCGAACCCACACGCGCTTGTTTGTAGGACAAGTGCACAGCCGTCGTGCTCCACTCCTGTGTCACCGCCTGAATTTCCGACCTAGGACCGGTGGGACTTTGTACCCAACGTCGTGGCGATGGACGACGGCCTAGTGGAAGATCACGGTTACGATCCGTGGACTCCTGCGTGCAAAACAGGTGTGTTACCGATTAGCACCAATCCCCCAAGTGTTTCATATCATAGGTACTTATACACAAGTACCTTGGTTGTTGTTGACCGAGCGGGACTCGAACCCGCATTTCCCGGCTTAAAGGGCCGGTGCCTCAATCCAATTCGGCCACCGGCCAAGGTAAAATGGTAGCCTTTGTGGGATTACCATACCCACATTTCCCGCTGGACGCGGGTGTCCTTTGTCTTAGACGATCAGGCCATTTTGAGCCAGTAGCAGGAGTCGAACCCGCATGATCCTGATTACAAATCAGGCACTTAGCCATTTCAGTCACACTGGCTTATTGTGGAGTAGCAGGGGATCGAACCCTGGTCCAGACCATTCCGCCGAGCGGACTTAAAGCCTGTCGAATCCAATCTCTACCCCATTTGCTGTCAGGACGGGAATCGAACCTGTATTACGAGAGTCAAAGTCTCGTGTGATGCCTTTACACTACCCGACAGAGAACCACAGTACGTCACAGAACATGCTGTATCGCCGACGGGCATCGAACCCGCAAAATTCCGGCGTGAAAGGCCGACGACTTTACCAATTTGTCTACGGCTACAGTTTGCACCGGGAAAAGGAATCGAACCCATGTATGTTGGTTTGGAAGCAACGGTCTTACCACTAGACGATCCCGGCGTTTTTGGGGTGAGAGGTTTCAATGATAAGGAACTACGGACCACGAATCAAGCACATCGCATGAAGGATTTGTGAAGATTGTTTATTGACTCCGTTTGTTTACTTAAAATCAACGCCCCCCACACAACTCTGTAGTCATGCAGAGGCTTATGTTTATTCGCAGAGGCGCTGATGCACGCGAAGTCGGTTTATGTCCAGGTTCAACTCGTTGATCCTTTGATCGTACCAAGCGTGACACCATGACCGTGACTCTTGTTCTGTCTCGTGTACACGCCGGGTACTGGTGAGACGTTGGTGCCAGTTCTCGTGGTAAAATGGCCACTCGTCGTGGTCGAATAATGGATCATTATTCTTCACCCAATACCTTCTGTCAGAGAACCGCGTCACCTCTATCTCATAGGGTGCACTCAGTCGCTTGTCATCGACTATATCTACTCGCCACATCTTCATAGTTTTCTCCTAAAAGTCTCCGTACCACACTTGAAAGCACGGAAGTTGAAGTTCTTTGCGCCACATGTCCACAACTTGGTTGCGGTCGTCTAGCACGAGATACACATCGTAGTTAGGCTCAATCTTTGCTTTGTAGATTTCCTTATCTACCGCTGTAGGCGACAGACATATTGTTCCATACAAGGCCGAGTTTATGCAGCCGCCCAATTTCCCTAAAGTCAATTACTGTTGGTCGTTTCATTTTCTCCCTCCATCGTGACAACCACGACTTCATTGTGATACTTCATTGTCCCTTCGGCGTCTCTACCGAAAACTCTCTCGTCTCCGAGAACGGTTACCTTGGCAGGGTTTACTTTCAAGACCTTGCCAATAACAAATCCGCCACGCTTCCCATCCCAACCAGACGCATTGTAAACAACGCGGGATCCTACTTCTATTTTAGTACCTACTATGTCGCGTGCCGTAACGGCCTTCTGCCGCCTGATGCAATCAGGTGGTTGGTCGCTGTTTTCCGGGTCTGTCCAACACTTTAGTACGCCGAACTGTCCAGGAATTGTTAGGTCAATTCCGCACCGTCTACAGTTACTCATCAGGCAATGTGTCTATTGAATGAAGTCTTGATATTGGGACGAAGTAGGCCGGTCGCTTGTTCTTGTACTTGTCGCACCAGAACCCATCGACTTGTCCCTCTCCGGCTTGAAGCCAGCCTGTGACAGTATACGCTCCCCCATCCATTTCCGTGACGTGGACAAAAATGTCATCAGGTCCGTCTGGTTTATGGAGGATGAGGTACGGAACGCGCTTGGAAGACGTTCGGATCTGGAAGGTGCTAACATCCTTCGCTTCAAAGTCGCCACAGGCACCGCTATAAAAACGGTTAAGAGCCTTCGCAACAACCAACTCCCCCATGACACCCCTGATATTAAACTCATGTTCTCTGTTTCTCCCCGCACCGTAGCGCGGTTTGGCTTCCTTGCGGAACACATTGTGTGTCTGCCGTTGTGAAGCGATGAACAATGCAAGTTCGTACTCGTACTCAGTCAGTTGGATCAGCATACGCCTACGAATTTAGTCGAATGTTGGGGCGGACGCACCGCAGGAGAAGGTTGGTTCCAATTAGGAGGTCTTCCTTTCTGTGATCGTTGTGTACAAGAGCGTCCCACTCAGTGAATCCCTTCATTCCATGTTCGCTGGAGTGGTCGCTGTGCTCGATCTCGTACACGTCCCTGTCGATCATTACAAGTGCGGTCATGCCGCCGGTCTTGCGACAACCCCGTATCCACTCGGCCTCGTTCTTGTACCGAACGTCGTCAATAAGGACAACAATGTCATCACCCATATCAACGCGCTTTTGCTGCAAGCGCTGATTGAGGTTCTTGATCCAGTGGTCAGGATCCATCTTGCGCAGTCGTGCCCCCCAATACTGCAGTAGTTGTCTGGGGGACTTGTCCCACCGACCATCCTTCTGCTCTTTGGCAGGGCCCTGAAAGTTGCGCATCGGTATGTTGTACATCGCGCTGACCATCTCCCGTAGAGGGTCGGCAAACGCCATGCTTACGTACCTGATGCGATGCTTGCGACACTCAACCTCCAAACACTCACGCTGTGAGGATTTGCCAGCGTGCGCCTTGCCATGTATTCCAATGATGTTCATATCAGTTGACCGTTATAAGGTAAATGGCAATATAACCCCACACGCCAATAAGGAATGTAATACCAAATGCCCAGTATGGGGACTCGTAATTAGACCAGGCAACTCGTGCCACAGCCGCAGACATGAGAAGTATCATCATGACCCACCCAATCAATTGCTCCATGTCAACCTATAGTCACGAAGGTAAAGGCTTCGACCTCTGACTTTGTTCGCATCTGGTGCGTAGTCATTTCCTTCAGGTTCTTAAATCCCGCGTGACGGGCGTGACGTGTTGTGAGGAAGGCGCGGTGCACCAGTTCAAGTTTCATAATCTGTGCGCGGAAGGCGTTCTGTCCGCGTGGCTTTGACAGCCTGTTCTTGATCTGGATCCCTTGGCCGATGTACAGTGCCTTAATACCGTCAAGTACGAACGTACCGTACTCTTGGCCGATGTTTCGCATGTAGAGGTGTCGGTACTGGTCCGCCGGTACGACCACCTCCTGTACAACTTCCTGCTTCCGAACTTCTTGTGTCTTTTCCATGTTTCTCCTTTAAACAAAGAGAGGGGTGAGCAGAACCGCCAAGCCCACTCACCCCTGCCTTCAAACCATGGAGGCTGACCGTGAGTTAGTTACTAAAATGGTGCGTCGGTCTCGTCGAGACCCATCCCGTCGTCACCTGATTCGTCGGGTGCTTCGGACTTCGGTGCGCCAGAGTTTTCACCCTTCGCATCCAGGAATGTGAACTCACGAACGTTGATATTCGTGTAGTACCGTTTGGTACCGTCGTCACCGACCGATTCGGTGTACTCCACCTTGCCCTGCACATGGACCTTCGATCCTTTGTGCAGATAATCATTGGCCGTCTCTGCGCCCTTGCCCCAGACGGTGCATCGGTGCCATTGGCACTTGTCCACCCAATTGCCCTCACGATCCTTATAGGATTCGTCGGTTGCGAGCGAGAAGTTCGCGAAAGCGGTGCCGCTTCCGGTGTACTTCATTTCTGGGTCCGAGCCAAGGTTTCCGATCAGAAAAACTACGTTTACTCCACGTGCCATGATGTTACTTGTTGGTTAAGTTCGCGGGAGTCCGCTATGGTATAGTCACAAACTGATCGAGTTTCGCCAGTCTGTATGAAATCAGTGCTAGTTTTCGTTGCTCTGGATCTGACAGGACCTTCCTGTAACGTGCCGGTTCCAGTTCGTCGAGTTGATGCTCAAGGATGTTCTCAATGTGGCCATATCCACGAACAAGTTTCAGTGCTCCTTTGTGCCCAATACCCTTCACGCCGGGGATATTATCTGCCGTGTCCCCCTGCAATGCTTGCACATCAATCCATTGTACAGGGTGAATGCCGTATAGTTCCTTAAAAAGCGCAATGTCTATCACTCCACCATTGTTTGTGGTAGACTTCTTGGGGTGCAACACCGATATGTCTTCCGTAATACACTGTAGCAGATCCTTGTCAATCGACACGATCATTACTTTGTATCCTGCGGCTGCAGAGGTGCGTGCAAGAGTGGCAACCACGTCGTCACCCTCCGCTCCATCCACTTTGAACACCTTGTGACCAAGTGCAAGCATCTCCGCTGGCACAACGTCTAGCATCCAGTCGATGTCCGCTGGCTTCTCACTACGGTGCATCTTGTAGGCCGGATAGATCGCTCTGCGCTTGTCTGATCCACCGTGGCCATCAAATACATATGCAACATGTCTGTTGGGGGACGAATAGCGCACCAGATCGGCAACACACTGTCGCACTGCGGCGGCAGGAGTGTCTTTCACATAGAAGGATCGGTACACATAGTACTGCGCGTCAACTACGAAGGCTGGTTTACGACTCATTGATTGTGCCTGTCATAAGTTGAATAAAAACCTCCCAAGGTAATACTACGAGAGGGTCGCGTCGGTCGCGTTTGAGAAAGAGCATCTCGTTACCGTCGAGCCACCCCTCCAGCACCTTAAATCCTTCGCCGTTCTTGCGTGCCTTCACTTCGCACTGATACTCATTACCTAGCGAGTCTTCGGCTATCACATCACCCGGCATTCCTGGGTACGCTCCGCTACCCGGAACCCTCCGTGCACTCAACCCAGAGCGGGTCAATCGGTCGGCTATCCAGTTCTCCACCCGCGTCCCTTTTCGCTTTCTTGGATTGCTCATAGAGTAGTTTGGCCTCCAGTTTTAAGATTCTCTTCTTGAGCCGCTCGTTTTTCTTGGCTAAAGAAGAGATCGCCTTGCGGGTGCTGTCGCTGAAGAGGGAGCGAGACTCCTCCAACTTCATTAGCCCGTCCGTTATTATTTTCAGCATCCACTGCGCTCCCTCCCAATACTTCCCGTGGGCTACCCATCGGCCTCGAAGTTTTCTTAGATCAGTAACGTACCCTTGCGCTTCTTTCACGCTCTTGTCGAGATTGAGAGAAAACCGCAGAATTTCTTCGATGAATGCGCGGCGGAACTCTTTTGAAGTCGCCATAAAATCCTATAAATACGGGTTGGAACGGTTTGATCATCAGCATGGTGTCGCGGAGTTCTTTACTCTGCCACACCCTGACAAGCAGGTCTTCGTGCTCTCGAATACCCGCCTCTACGTCTGCCGGTACACCCTCAACCACCAAACTCAAACCGTCTTTCGTTATCGAGGGGTTGTCCGACATCCTGAATGCTTTGTACGCTTGCGTTGCTTTCATATCCTATATAAAGTTCTTGACCAGTAAGAAACCTATGCAAAGTCTTGGCCAACTCGTGTCTAAGGTCCACTCCGTGAACTAACTCGAAGCGTTCGTGCCCTGTTGTCTCCAACTCTTCGTGTAGCAACGGTGTTAGGGGGACACAGGAGAAGTCAGAACCCTTCATACCCGTACCCCCCTGATCCAAGTGGTGCGGCTCAACGGGTGTCGCGGAGGACACAACGCACGGCTGCAATCTGACCCACTGAAGATACCGTTGGGAGCGTGGAGTCACAGGACTCATGTGATCCATCGGGATTGACACAACCTCCTCAACTACTGCTGTTATTGCAGAGAGTGCGGCTTCCCGCACTTCTTCAGAAACCGCTTTGTCGTTAAGTGTTGACTTCAGTTCCGTGATCTGGATACCTGTACGCTCCAGTTGCCGCGTCAGTCTGTCAGCGTGACGGTCGGGTCCGAGAACGGACGGATCGGCAAGTGATCTGATGTGACGCTGCACGTCGAGCCACTTGGGATCCACCAAGTGACTCAACCACACCTCAAGTTTTGCGGTGTCTCCGTCCATTGATTGGTAGAGGCGTTTGCATTCTCGAAGCGTATTCTCGTGCACTCCTATGTCTTCTTGGAACCGTTGCAACGTCCGCTGTCCGTACTTCGGGGCGACGGACGCTACAATGCAACCAAGTTCAAAGCGCTGGTGAACAAACTCCTTACCAGTGAGGCGCAAGCGAACCACTATATCCTTTGCATACGCTATGGCTTCTTCGTACTCTAGGAGTCTGGTGATTGTCATACCAAGTCAAGGTCTAACAGGCTGTTGGGGAACCGCTTGAAGTCGTCACTGTATTCGTTCGTTGCGGTTCTTTCCGTTACGAGTCGAGTGGTGTCACCACCGAACTCGCTTGCGACCAGTTGCCCGTTGACATACAGTGCGTCTTGGGACAGTTCTTCGCTTGTCACCAGAACCACTTCTGGAATGTTGTCGATTTGCGGCGACGTGTTAAAACGACCGTCTGCAATTGCTTTCTGCTTGAGTGCACCCATAACTACAACCCCATGCGTTTGCGTGCGTCTGCCATGTCGATAATTCGACCGTACTCATTGACCGGAACGTAAAGATTTCCAGGCATATCGTAGAGGTAGCGACCAATACCAAACTGTACCGCTGCACGCTTCATCCCGTCCGACATCGCATCCTTGAAGTCTTTGCCCACACCCACGTCCATCTTGTACACCCAGTCGCCAGTGTCTTGGTCTCGAATGCCAAGTTTAACGAAGGTACTGACCGTCTTGTTGTGGATTATTGTTGCGGGGAAGGCTTCAATGCTCCAACCTGTCTGCCCACACCTTCCATTAAGGCGATCCTGCAGAGTCCGGGCATTGACATACGATACGATGAGTGCCTTGTCTTTTTTCTTGGTGATCGACTGAACCTTGACCCGAACAGCCCTTTTAGGGAAATCAGAAGTGAGGAGTTCCCAAAACGTTTTCTCTTTTGGCGCGTCTGCCATGTGTCTCTCGTTAATATTCATCGGAGGTGAGTCCGAGTAATTCTTATTAATATACGAATCACAGGTGGTTTAACCTCGCTTACCCGCACTTTGTTCCTGTATTTTATTAAATACTTGCATGACGAAGCGTACAGTCATGCGACACTTGAGGCAGTCTTTCTGGTTCATAGGCATCAGGTAAATATGCGGTCAAACCCACCGTTTTCTCGCAGGTTGTCGATTGCTTCCATTTGGAGCATCGCAACCTCTGCCTGAAACCGCGCGTCGTCAAGCGCATTGTGCCACGTACCTTCTCGTACCTGTTCGGGGATCAAGTCCCATGAGGCATGTGTCAGGGTGCGGCAGTCACGAATAGCGGTGTAAGTCCAGGGAACCCAGTAGTTTGCAGCGTCGGTTATTATGGAGACATCAAAGGTAGGGCCGTTGCCCCAGATTTGAAAATCTCTTCCGCATCCCCGCTTGCAAAATATCTCAAACTGCTTGAGTGCATCACGTAGCCAGATTCGATCCTTCTTTGTCTCAGGATCAGCAATCTCCTTGCGTGCCTCTTCGCTTTGATTCATCCAGAACAAGATCGCAGAACCATCAAACGATCTGTCTTTTGTTGGAACGATCCTCCGATAGAAGGTGTCTGTGATCTCCATTGTCTTGGGGAGAAACTTGACCGCCCCAAGTGTAACGATATTTGCGTCGGCCCGGACACCAAACGTCTCGATGTCAACCATGACATGCGTTGGGTGCATTGGTGGGACCCACTTTTCTTTATCTTCGCTCATTACCTATCCTCCAGTAGTTTTACTTTGGTCTGTTCTTTTAGTCGTTCATGCTTTGCAACGTCATACGCACCAACCAGTAGTGCGAGTGCAAACACGCAGGCACTCAACCATGCCAGATACATTGCTGTCATTGTCTTGGCTCAAATGGGTCAGTGAATCTTACAAATTGTGGCTCGAACTGCATCTGCACCATGTCGCCCTTGCGCCCACCTCTGTTTTTTGCGACCAAGAACCAACACTTACCTTCGTTCGTTGGATCCCAATCAGGAACAGACTCTACCCCATAACCCATACTTTTCAGTGCATAGGGAGCGTGTAGGAGGACGATTGCATACGACTCGTGCTCTATCTTCCCGCTGTATCTAATGTCAGATGTGCGCGGACCTCTTGGCTGCCCACCTTTGAAGCAGTCACGATTAAACTGTGACAGCAAGACGCCAGCGATACCCAACTCCTTACAGATGGAACCGAAACCTCTTGCGATCTTGGAGATACGAATCTCTTCAGTAGATCCGTTTCCGCCAGCGAGTTCGACGTAATCCAACCCGATCATCTTGAGGTCTGTCATGGCTCCGACCTGGATTGCCTTGGCCCTCATGTACTCAACAGATGGTCTGGGGTGAGTGTCGATGTAGATGGCAGCGTTCTTCAAGTCCTTGATAGCCTGACGATGCTTCTCGTATTCCGGCACCGACGACCTCATTGCCCTCAATTCCAACAGGTTTACACCTGAACGTGCAGAGGCAAGCCTGTCGTAGCATTCTTCGCGGTCCATTTCCGCCGAGAAGATCAGTACCGCTCCACCATCCTGCTTGCGTCGTGCCACTTGGTCAGCGACGTTCATCAAGAACACCGTCTTGCCAGCGCCGGAGTGAGCAGCGAACGTGGTCATACGCCCCATCCTCAGACCTTCCATCCTTTCGTCCAGGTTGCAGAAACCCGTGGTGAGATATTCATCTCGCACGCCTTCCATCCAGCGCTCCAGTCGTTCGAGTGCTGCACCCTCGTCATCCTTCACATGTCCGATCTTGATCGTCTCTTTCTTGGCAGTCACAAGGTTCTCAATGACACGTCCAAGAATCTCAGTAGGTGACAAATCCTCCTCCTCCAGATTGACTACCAATTTTTTGAGACTTTGGAGGATCTCGCGTTTCTCAGCACCGTCGCGGAGACGTTCCGCCCATGACACTATGCGTTGGTGAGGGATCGACTTGTATTCGCCAAAGTCAATGCCTTTTAGAACCTTATTGAACGATTCCGATGCTCTGACTGCGGCAATGTCCAGCCCATCCTTGTCAAAGTTGCGCATAAATGTCCACCATAGGTGGTCGCCATGAGGCGAAGGCCACTGCATCCCATTGATAATCTCGTAGAGCGTGGGGATGACCTTTGGCCTGACATATGCGACAGCCAGTAGCGAACGCTCAAGACTCGTGTGCTTGATGTCGTCGCGCTTCTCGTATCGAGTACTGCACTTCGACTGTGCTTCTCGAATGGTGGCCTGTCCATACGTTCCGCCACTTGCGAACCGCTTTTCATCCCACTTGGGACGATACAACTGCGATTGCCTGAATATCTGGTCGATCACAGCCGCGTCATCAGTCCAGAATGCCATTGCCGTGCACAAACCGGCGTCAGCCTCAGATTGTGAGGGGTAATTGTGCATCTGCCAGCGACCTTCGTACAAGTCTTTCGCCTTGTCTCCGTTGGTGGCCTTGAACGCCTTCTCAAGGATAGCGACAGCCGTATCGACCTCCAGTACCGAATTGCCAGTATCGTCGCTTGTAGCGAGTCTGGGAGCCGCTGGCATGTCTTCTGGGAAGTACCTACGGTACATGCCAGCCATCGCCTTGTTGCGCTCCTCAACCTCTTTCTGTTTGCCGAATATCGTTCCGGTCAGCGCGAAGTATCGTGAGGTGAGGTACACTTCGATTCCCATCCCTTCTTGCGGGGAAATCCTGCGCCTTGCGCCGGGGAGAGAGTCACAACGTATGATTACGTGGATACCTGTACCCGATTGTGACACTTCGGTGTACGAATCTAGACTGTTCACAATCCAGTCAGCGTATTCGGCCAGTTCGCCGTTGTCGTCGATAACGTGATCCAAATCTACTCCAGCGAAACCGTCTCCAAGTACAAATCCTACTCCGTCTGCGTTGATTGCCGACATTCCGCGCAAGGCGTCGTCGTATGATGACCATGTGTCAGGGTCTGTGCTCTTGGCGCGATCCCCGTTGATTTGTAGGGGAATCTTGTCTGCGCGTTTCCAGCAAACCCATCGCTTCTCTTCTCGAATACTGTGTGGAATCATATTAATTATCCTGCTTCAAGTGTTCGGTTTTGTTCACAGAAAAGGTCGTCACTTGAGCGCCGCCATTGGGGTTTGTCTAGGTTTGCCAGCGTAACAATGCGAATCAAACCTTCGCACTTGTCTTCTACCACCCATTCCAAACAGGAGTGAGGCGTTGGCCTAAAAACGTCTCCAACATTGATTCTACTAAATGGCATCATATCTCTCTCCAGGTTTTTGCGTTTTCCACCCAACTTGCAGGAATCCACTCAACGCTAATTACGCTGTCGTAAGTGGTGTATGTTCCGTGGTACATTTTGATCCCGTACCTGCGCTCAATCTTGTCCGCCACAAATACGTCACCAGACATAATGTGTTTGAAGTTCATTTTGGTCTTCATTTGTACACACTCAATGTTTCGCCGTAGTCCACAACGTCGCGTGATTCACGTGTATAGACTTTCAGCATTGCAGGAACCGACGTTCCTTTCCAGTTATTCGCTGCCCAATCCTGACAGACTGCGTTCCAGACTCTTCGGTGGTTTGCCGACCGTTTCACTCCTTCCCTAATCAACTCCTTCGCCTTCCGTCCCAATCGTATCTTCGGGAAGTGTTCGTGGTGAATTACGATAGGGTCACTTGCCAGCATTACGCATTGTGTCTCTCTCATGGATTTTGGCACATCTCCAACCAACGTTCCACCCAGGTTTGGGGAGGGGGAAAGGGGGACTATAGGGGGTATGGGGAGAGGGGGAAGAGTCCGAGAAGGGGGAGAGGGGTTTTTGTCGGGGTTCGATGAGAGGCAGAGGGTGATGCTTTGTGGTAGGCCGTTGACGACTTCGCGCTGAATAGCACCAATCCCCTCACACTCCACCAGATGCCGCTCAACCGACCTGACGCTTCGGAGGCATCTCCGGGCTAGGTGATCAATTGAGTCGTGGTAGGCACCACTGTGGTCGCATGTGTCGGCAATCGCCAACAATAGCAAGCGTTGTTTGGGATCTGTCGTCTCGTAGCACCAAACCCTCTCCGTCCATCGTGTGCTCATTACACTTTCCTCCAGACCTTTGTTGCGACTACGACTTGTTCAACCTCCGCACACTCGATTTCGTCTTCGTCGTATTCGTAGGGGGATTCGTCTTGTTGTTCCGTGGCCCCAACGCTATACGAGGACTCGTAGAATTTGCCGTCGAAGGAAAATACGACATCGTGTATTACCGACCATCTTGAGTGGTCAACGATTTCGTCTTCCTGTTTGATCATTGCGGGGGAGTCTTCCCATGCCATTTTTTGGAGTTGTTGTTTGGTAAACTTCATCCTGTACCTCTCAAATCGAATGCGTTCCGAATCACACCACGTAGGCGGAGTTTTTCGGAAACAAGGTCTGTGATAATAGTCAACTGTCTCGCATTCTTGGCGTCAACAACCGCGATCCGTTCCTTTTTCTCCAGTAGTTCGCGTCCCAGTGATGCGGCCCGTGTATTTGCCTCAATACGTTCAGTATCAAGGATTTTGGCGGCGTGTTGCCCATATCCTCTAACTCTTTCTCAAGGTGGGCGATTCTGGGGCGAGCATCCAGGAATCGCACCCAATAACCATTTTCTTTGGAGAGCGTTCCGCCATAAGATCCATCTTGGTTGATTGTGACACCGTGTCGTTCAGGTTTGCTTAAAAGTATCCCCGCTTCTTCAGCGTCTTTTTGCATGGCGACTCCGAGATCGGTAGTCGTAGGGGTGGAGTTGAGTATACGGATACAATCTATAATAAATCGCAGATAATTCTCTGCCATTTGTTCCAGATTGCTCACGTCATCTGCGTCACAGAACTCCCCGCATGGTGTGGGAACAGTGTCTGGACCGCCGACCGACACTGATCCTTCAGAGGTCTCAATGTCGTACCGTTGCAAAAGTTTCATTAGTCGTTCTCCTCCCAATCGTTAAGTGAAGATACGTGTTCGGTACAGGGTGTATACCCATCAAATGCAAGGTAATCCACCAGTGCGTCCTGTACAGTGCCAAGTAGTGTGGGGTTGACCTCTTCTCCGGTCGAGAGGTATGCGTCAACGACGAACTCTCCGCAATGTTCCACGGAGACTTCGCCAATGCCCTGTATTTTCAGATTAGTAGTTGTCATTCGGATAGTCTCCATTGTCCATCCAGTTACAGTGCCACCCGTTTTTGAGTGTCACAAGTCTCATGGTTCGTAGTGTGCTTTTACTCTGCACCGCGTTGTCACCGTTGATATTGCGCTGTGTCTTTCGCGTAAACCAGGTTCTGATGTGATTCTCATCACAGAAGCCTAGCGTAGGGAACCCGCAAGAGTGCAATATATCTTTGTAGGTATAGGCCCGTTTGTCCGCCGGTTCATACGGCAGGTTGTAGGGTACCTTGATGATAAACTCGTACTTGATTCCAGCAGCAGCAGCCACGCTTTCCAGCAGGGGAAACGAGTGCTTTCCACCACCAAAGACGTTGTATAATGCCTGATCGGTTACACCGGCCTTTTCCCCATAGTATTTTAGGGGTTTATGATTGCGTTCTGCCACGGTTCTGACAGCCGCGATCAGCCTGTCATAGATCGCATCTTGAATGCCTGATTCGATTTTCACAGTGACCCCGTAGTGTATTCCAGCATCCATACGTCGGCGGTGAGATCCCATATAGACTCATCCATCTTGATATGCTGTGGACTTTTGAACATGCGCAACTCAATGTCTTCGAGTGCGCACCCCTGATCGACGTACTCGTCAATCCAAAGGCAAATCTGTGGCTCTGGGGGATCGTTGAGTATGGTTCCGACTTCCTTGCCGCGAACTATACAACTGATTTCAAGAACATCCATTAGACTTCCTCAAATACGTGTTTGACCATCGTGCCCTTGGCGAACAGTGCGGTGGCCAAAGCCCTGTCAAGAAAGTCTTTTGCTTTGCGCATGTTGGTCTTGTTTAAGCAGTGAGAGTTGATTAGGATCCGTCGCGTAGTCTTCACACAGTGTGCGGTATTCCATGACGATACCTTCAAGCACTTGCACTGGGACGACCGCGCAGAGTGACCCAAGAGTATAAACGATCAGTTCAGGGCCGTTTAGGGGGTCTTCCGTGACAGCCATTCGAAGACTGGACGGCTTGCATCCCGTCTCCGTTCCTAACTTCACCACGCAACCATCCCGTGGATTACCTGTAGGGGGGATAAGCATGTGTCTCTACCTCTTAAATTTAGCGTAGGGAAGGTCGTAGCCGCGACAGTACAGTTCGAACCCATCCATAACTTCCTGTAAAACCTGGACTGAGGTAGCCCCATCCAGCGTGAATCGTACCGTTGGCCGCTCTGTGTCGATGTCGTAGAACGTGCAAACGTTGAACATCTGATTACACGCCTTCACCCTGCACTTCACAGCAACCGTCTTGCCGTTTGTGCGCGTGTCGAATCTGTATTCGTACTTCTGTGTTTCATGAATCATTTTCCCAACCCTCAAGTTGTTGTTTCAGATCGTTGATCTCCGACTGTAAATCCAGCAGCCGAGTCGCTATGTCTAAGAACGCTTCGCTGGCAACCCTGTTCCCCCTACCAAACAATACACCTGCCATCTTCTGGCATTGTCTCGCATAGTAGGATGTAGGGGTAAAGTCGCCGGTTTTTTTACTTGGCATTGTTCCCTCTCTTGTGATACCTGAATGCGTCGAACATGGCTATTCCGCCAATTAGTAGAAATACGACTCCGACTTGGAGTCCGCCAGGTTTTCGCGGCACCTCTCCAAGTGCCCACGTTGCCACCGCAAGACAGGCCACGGCAAGCAGAAAGCCCATTACCTTGTCTTCTAGTTTTATTACTTTCTCGCTTTTGTTTGAATCATTGCCTGTACAATTTCGGCCCCGTATGCCCAGTCCGAATCTTCTATGCCTTCGAATCTGTCGCCAGACGGAAACGGAACCCCTAACAAGTGGTATCCGTTGTCCATCGCTTGGTGCACATTGACTTGTAGGGAAAGTACCGTTCCCCTTACAAGAATATAGGGTGCTAGATGTTCTTTTTTGGGCATCGTGCTACAGATTGAACGGGTTTGTAATAAAGGACAATCCTTGTCTGAGAGTGGCGAGTTCTTCGCGTAACTTCTCGTTTTCTCTCGTTACCCTCTCCAGTTCTTGCGTCGTGTCCCATTGTGCAAATTCGGCGCGTATCTTGCCAGCAACGTATCCATCGACACGTCTTTTGATAGTCGCGCGGCTTCCGTAGGTGCGTTCCATTAGTAATCCTCCGGTAGTAATATTGTGGTTATATTGACCTCTTGGCCCTCTTCCCATCCACCTTCTGCCAGCATTGCAGGAGTCACGGCGTCGATGACCCATACCGTGTCACCTTCGTTAGACTTGTATATTTGCAGGTAGTCGAGTCCGACATCTATGCCCGCTCGCCATTTCACGTGCTCCTTTATAAAGGCTATTTCGTATGGATCGAGAAGTGCCAATGCCGTGCGAGTAATTACGTATCTACCATTGAACACGTAGTCACCAGACGTTTCTTGGGGTTGTGCTGTCCATAGTCTCATTGGATTACCCTCTTCAATGGTCCAAATTCTTCGGGGGGGATAAATGCACGCCACACGCCACCACCAAGTGACTGGAAGTGTACGGTAACAAAGGTCCCGTGCATTACCAGTCGGCCTTGATGATCGCCAAGTAAGAATGCGTTTCTGATCTTTGTTGTAACGTTGAATCCACGAAGAAGCGAATCCATATGTGCCGGATTGTTTAGAAGACGAAAGAATGAGTCGATAAACTCGTTTTCGTCTAGTATGATATTGCTCATAATCTCTCCGTTAATACAAATACATAATACTTTGTGCTAGTAGCCCCAGATCATCGCGCCCTAGCAACCGACTGCTGCGTCCTACCGTCAGCAACCCCCCACACTTGTTTAACTAGACCGATACAAAATACACTTCCCTTCCGTCAACGAAGATCCGCGATATGCGGTCCAACTTAACGTTGCGAAATTGCGTGTCTTCTCCCACGATCTCCAGCAGGTTCACCATGCGATGACCCTGTGTCAGGGGCTTGAGGGATTCGGCGTGGAACTTGGCACCAAACTCTCGTTCGTCGCCATTTGCCTTGGTATAGGTAAGTCCGAAGAATCGCCCTTGTGAGGTGATCAGATGCGTGAGTGCGATGGTTTCGCGGTCATTCAGTTGCAGCATGATGTTTACTATTTGTTGGTTGATGCCGTGTTTTGCAATAACGTATATGTTTAGGGGA